GGTTGCCAACAATCCGAACCGCAACTTGTTCAAGACCCAGAACTCACAGACTTGGTATGTGGCTTGGGTTATTGACGGGAAGAAACAGTTCCGCAAGTTGTCCAAGGACATCGAGGAAGCCCGCCGTATGCGGGATGCCCTTTTCCTCGAAATCGGATACAAGCCGCGCACCAAATGAAGCCCCCCGTAGCCCTTGAAGCCTACCGTGATAAAGTCCCGCGCCACGCCCTGTTCGCCGTCTACGAGAACGGCAAGGTCGAGAACCCCGAGTTCGTTGCCGACCATTGGGAAGGCGGAAACTGGTTCTGCTGGGATCACCGACTGTGGAAGTGGATGTCCGAAGTCTACCCCCACATCAAGAACAAGCCCATCCACTTCTGGCAACTCCATGACAAACAGTTCACCCGGTTTTACCCATCCGCCCTCCCACCCGTTCCTAAAACCCGATAGGGTCAAGGGCAAGCGGTACACGCAAGGCATCGCCCTGCTCCGCCGGGTGCTGGGCCAAGGTATCGCCCGCAATATTCATGTCTCGTTCAGCCCGCAGGAGGCCGTTGCCATCCTGCTGGCGGTCGATGAGGCATCACCCCGCAAGCACCGCACCGTCCCCGAGTACCAGCACAAGGTGGTCAAGAAGTTGCGCGCATGAACATCGTGTCCCCTTGGCGGCGGTTCATGGCGGTGGGTTGCTCCCACGGCATCTATGCCGACCCGGTAGCGGTCGAGGCGGTGCTTCGGTTTCGGGAACAGTACCGCCCGCATGAGGTGATCCACCTCGGGGACTTCACGGATATGTCCGCCTTCATGGGCGGGGCCAACGGGGAGGGGGATAAGATCAAGCCGGACCTCATGGGGGGCATCGAGTTCCTCAACAACCTCCAATGCACCACGGTGCTTTGCGGGAACCATGAGGCGCGCCTGTGGCGCGACCGCAACAGCAACAACGAACTCCGGGCTATGGCGGCGGAGACGAGCATCGAGGCCATCGAAGCCGCTTGTCTCAAACTACACGCCAACCTCATCCCATACACCGGGGTCTGGCAGGCTTACAAGTTGGCGAACTACACCTTCACACACGGGACGATCTACAACGAGAACTCGGCGCGCGACATGGCGGGGGTTTATGGAAATGTCATCTTCGCCCACACGCACAAGGCGAGCATCCAAGCGGGCCGCACCTTCACGCCTTCGCTGGGCATCTCGGTCGGGACGCTGACCCGCCGGGGGGCTATGGAATACGCCAACACGCGCATCAGTACGCTGGCTTGGTCGCAAGGCTTCGTCTATGGCGAGTACAACGAGTTGTCCTTGCACCCGAAACTCCACATCCACGATTTCTCTGACACATGGAAACTCCCTCTGTAAAGGCCCAGCGGTTGCTGGAGCAGGTCTATGCCATGCGGAAGGGGAATGTGGATGTCGTCCCCGAAGGCTACTTTTCCGCCAACCAGTATGCGAAGATGTGGAAGATGGGGCGGACGAACACCGAGCGTTGCCTCAAGGAACTGGTCGAGTCCGGCAAGGTGAAGCAGGTGCGGTTGCGGCAGATTGTAAAAGGCCGCATCACGGTGTTGTCGTTTTACGGTTGACGGTAGGTTCATCGGTGGCAGAGTCGGGATGCCACCATGACCATACAAGATCGTATTATTGTTAAACGGGTTGAACCTGTTGATGTCCATCCTTGGCTACTAAATAGACATTACGCCAGAAGGCTTTGCCCAATTTCACACGCTTTTGCGGCATTTGAAGGCAACAATATGATAGGCGTTGTCACATATGGAACACCATTGTCATCCACATTGAAAGACGGCGTATGCGGTGAAGAATGGGCCAGCAAGGTTCTGGAACTGAACCGACTGTGCTGTGAGAGCAGGAAGAACCTTGCTTCGACATTGGTTGGTAGGTCGTTGCAGATGCTTCCAAAGCCTTCGATCATCGTGTCTTATGCAGACACAGGACAGGGCCATCTTGGATTTGTCTATCAAGCAACGAACTTCATCTATACGGGCCTTTCTGCGGCATTTAAAGACCCGATGGTTAAGGGGATGGAACACAAGCATCACACCACTATTGGGGATGAAGGTAGGGGCCATGAGTCTCGGGTTGATTTCTTGCGCCAAAAATATGGTGCAGAAAATGTCTATTACATTGAAAGGGACAGAAAGCATAGATACATCTTTTTCACAGCAATCAAAAGCGACAGAAAGAAACTCCTTACTGCTTTGAAATACAAACAAGAGCCATATCCAAAAGGTGAAACAAAGAGATATGATGCTTCAGCAAAAGTGACTGATCAGACTTTCTTCAACATTTGAGCCACCAACTATGACCATCCAAGATCGTATCACGGGTGCGAGGGCTTACCTCGCCAAACTGCCTCCCGCCAACTCCGGGCAGGGCGGTCATCCCGCCACCTACCGCGCCGCCAGCATCCTCGCCAACGGGTTCGACCTCGGCTACGATGACGCTTGGATGCTTCTCAACGAGTGGAACAAGTCCCATTGTTCCCCGCCGTGGGGCGAGAAGGAACTACGCCACAAATTGAACGATGCCTTCGTCAAGCCGCATGAGAAGCCGAAGGGCTGGCTCACCGCTGGGAAGGAACGCAAGGTCGGGGCCAACGGTCGCTTCGTGTTCGACCCCACGGTGCTGGCGCAGATGGTGGACAACCAGACCCCGTACTCGACTGCCGATGTCCTGCTCAACTGCTTCAAGGATGAAGATGTGATCTGCATCACCAATGAGGCTGGGCAGACCGATGAGGGCAAGTGGTTCCCAGCCTCCAAGGGCATCTTCATCACGCGCGCCGAGTGGCTGACCAAGTTCTTCGGCCCCGGCGCGAAGCAGGGCAAGCACTTTGCCGAGTCCGAGCAGGGTGCTTGGATACGCATCAACCCGTTCACCAAGGATGACTTCAGCGGTACGGACTCCGCCGTGTCCTCGTACCGCCATGTGCTTGTCGAGTTCGATAAGAAGTCCAAGGACGAGCAGATCGGCATCTTCCAGCAGTCCAACCTGCCCATCAGCCTGCTGGTCCACGCTTGGGTGCGGGTCGATGCCGCCGACAAGACCCAATGGGAGGAACGCCGAAACACCATCTACGAATACCTAGCCGACCATGAACCCGACCCGCAGAACAAGAACCCGTCCCGTTGGTCCCGCCTTGGCGGGGTCAAGCGTGGCGAAAAAGAGCAACGCATCATCGCCTTCAATGTCGGCGCGGAGGACTGGGATGCCTTCATCGCTTGGCGGGAAGGGCAGGATGCTCCCGATGAAATCCGTACAGACACGCTTGAGACATACGACACGAAGAACGACCCGAACCATGTCATTGGTCATGGTCGGTACCTTTGCCGAGGTGGAAGCCTTCTTGTCACGGGCCAGTCTGGAATTGGAAAGTCATCATTCGTCATGCAGATGGCAACTTCGTGGGCGGTGGGACGGGAGTTGTTCGGCATCCCTGTCATCCGACCTCTCCGCATCGGCGTGGTCCAAGCGGAGTGCGATATGGGCGACCTTGCGGAAGCATTTCAAGGAGTGTCGAGTGGGATGATGCTGACGGCGGACGAGCGCGCGCTGTGCCGGGAGAACCTGCGGTTCTTCACCGAGGCCAGCAAGACAGGCAAGGACTTCGTGGACCTGTGCCGCAAGATCATCGTCCGGCTCAAACTTGATGTGCTGGTGGCGGATCCGTTGCTTTCGTATGTGGGGGGCGACCTATCCAAGCAGGATGTCTGCTCCCACTTCCTGCGGAACCTCGTCCAGCCCGTGTTGCAGGAGACGGGGTGCATCATGGTGTTCATCCACCACGAAGGTAAGCCGAAGCCCAAGGAGACGACCGATGAGCAGACCATCAGCGACATGGCGTACAGCGGGCTGGGGAGTTCGGAACTTGTGAACTGGGCGCGCGCGATCATCAGCGTCCGCCGGGAGTCCAAGGACAAGCCCATCTTCTCGTTCAACCTCACGAAGCGCGGCAAGTTGGCTGGGATGCGGACGGTGGACGGCAAGCCTACGCTGTCCCTCAAGTTGAAACACGCCGACCACAAGGTGCTGTGGGAGGTAGCCCCGATGGTCGAGGGCTTTGAGTTGCTCAAGGTCGGCCAGCAGTATCAGCACTTCGCCACGAAGCCGACCATCAGCCGCAAGGCTTTGCTGGACGAACTGACCCGGGAGTACACCCTGCAACTCGACCAAGCGGAGGCTCTCATCAAGGGGATGGTGACCAACGGCATCCTCAAGCCGAAGAAGATTGGCCCCGCGCTGTTCTACCAAGGCACCAAGGCTGACTAATCGACATATCAACCCGCATATGTCGATTGCGCCCCCTAGGAGTCCTTGGGGGCTTTTTGTTTCCAGATGCGGTAGCCTACCGCACCCAGCACCCCGAAGCACCCTAGGGACAAAGCCCAGCCGAAGTCCCGGATGGTCTGGAGGGCGATGGTGGCGGTGGACAACTGACGCTCCAGGTTGGCATCATCCGACTTCAAGTCCTTGCCGCCGTCCACGATGATCAGAGCCATCGTCTGCGAGTTGCCGAAGGCTGACAGGACAGACTCGCAAATCCATGCGGAGCCTAGCGCGGACATCCCGGCGGCAACCGTAAGGATGGTCACCGCCCAGAGGAGGTTGGTATCAACGCTTCTTGGGTTTTCGTTTGCCATTGGGTTTCTTGGTGATGCCTGCGGCCTTCTCGACCTTATTCAGTTCGCCCTGCAAGCGCGCTTTGACGGCTGACTCCGCCCATGCCACGATTTGCAAGGCCATGTAGCCCGACAGACCGTTGAACGCCCAGAGCATCTTCTTGTTGGGGACATACTCCTCTAGGGCGAAGCCCGACAGGATGGCTACGGCACAGGCCACGAACAGGTGGGATAGCACCTTGCCGATGGCTAGTTTCTCATCGGTGAGGATGATCTTCACGGTCATGCCCATCATGCCTAGGAGTCCAGCGATGCCAGCCTGCTTGACCTCTGGGCCGATTTCGTCCGGCCCGATGCTGGAGGGAGGGGGGGTCATTTACGGCGGTAGCCTTGGAGCCAGAGGTTGTCGGCGATGAGGGTGGCGGCGCGGGCTACCTCGTTCTCCGGCATCTTGGGGAAGGCCACATGAAGGAACTCATGGACGAAAGTATCCAGCATCTCGGATGGGGGCTGGCGTGGGTCTACGGATACCACCCCCGTCTTGATGTCCAGTTCCCCGAAGTTGGTCGAGTTCCGGGTCGTAGGGGGGTTATCCCCCAGTTCCTCAAACACTACCTTGATGCGGCGGCTTCTGCTCATCGGATTGGGTGTCTGGGCAGGGCGTGACGGGCTTTGCAGTCTTAAAGGCATACCAACCCCCGCCTAGGACGCAAACCCCGCCTAGGGAGGCAAGCAGGGGTAGGAACCACGGGGTTTCGACTAGGGAGGGGTAGGC